CAGAAAAACGCAGACGCGGCAGATTATAAAGCCAAAACTTGAAGGCGGGTTGTTTGATTATTTTAGACGGGAAAATATGTTGCAAGAAAAGACCGTTGTATCAAATGGCATTGACTCTTATTCAAAAGAAAAAATATGGCATGAATCCCGCTATAAAAAAGGCGACATTCTCTACGTGCGGGAAGCGTGGAAATATATTGAGGGCGCAAGCGGTTACGGATATTCTTATATGGCAGGCGGAGGTATACATAATGATACTTATAAATGGAATCCTCCCGCGTCCATGCCAAAAGAAGCCGCTCGGATATTTCTGCGGGTGACGGGCGTGAGAGCGGAGCGGGTGAAGAATATATTAGATGATGATTGTGTAGCGGAAGGACTTCATGGAATAACACATGGGATTTCCGAAACACACGCACATCCAATAGATTTCCCGATTCGCAATAATTTCCAAATATTACGGGACAGCCTTAACGCTAAGCTCGGCTATGGTTGGGACACTAACCTGTGGGTGTGGGTTTATAAATTTGAAAGGATTGAACTATGACACAAGTACATTGCTTCGCGGAGTGTTCGCACAGGGACACGAAAACCGACACGTGCGGTAAAGGCGACATCTTGATTGAAGTCGGAGGATATTGTAGCGCAATGGCTGAATTGGAACGTCCGATATTTGAGGAGGAAGCGAAAGATGATACACAGTCCGATTTATAAGCCTAAAGGACGCACCAACGAGTACGGGGATTTGGCTGTTAATATTTATACCGAGTGCAATCTCGGCTGTACATATTGTTTCGCCGAGATGATGGCAAAAGGATTCGGCAGACCGTGGACGGGCGAAGTTAAGCCGCGCAAGGATATTGTCTTATCGGTGAAGCGTCAGCTTACGCGGGAAAAAATCACAGGAAAGCTCATACACCTTTGTTTCAATTGTGACCCATACCCCGCCGAAATCGACACCACGCCGACCCGCGAGGTTATTAGTGCAATCAAGAACAGCGGTAATAACGTGCAGATTCTCACCAAAGGCGGTTTACGCGCCGAGCGTGATTTTGATTTGCTTGACGGCGGGGATTGGTTTGGGGTAACATACACGAACGATTCATTATTTAAACCGCACATATATGAACCAAACGCCGCTCCTTCCGGTGAAAGATTGGTAACGCTTGAACGAGCAAAAAAGCACGGGATTAAAACGTGGGTGAGTTGCGAGCCTGTATACGAGCCGGAAACGGTTTACTGGTTAATCAGAGCGGCATGGTATATAAATCTTTTCCGTATCGGAAAAATGAATTACCACCCGAGCGAGATAGATTGGGCAGTGTTCGGAAAAAAGTGTATTGAACTTAGCACTATATACACTCGTAACATTTCAATTAAAAAAGACTTACAGGAGGAAATAATGAAATGAAACTTAAAAAAATCGCGTCTTTACTCAGCCGGAATAAATGTTTAATCATATTCACGTCCGAAGAGGGCGAACAGTGGTTAAGCGATGGCGCGGCGATGTACTCAATCAGCGGTATGCCGCACATGACGCCCGACATCGTTCTGCGGATATTCGACGTACCGCCGGACAAACAAGCGAAATGGCATACTCGCGAAAGTGAAATGCCTACAGCTATTGACTTCGCGGACACGATAGATGATGAACAAATCATCGAGCCGCTTTCAATCAGCGTCGAGTATCGCGGGGAAAGTTTTCTGCTTTTCCCCGACGGTAGAAATATTTACAGCTTCAACCGTGAGTATTTGAAACCTTTGCTTGATAAACCCGATTACTTATCTTTTTACAAGAGAAAAACCGAAAACGGCGGATTCGTGCTTGCGCTCAAAGTCGGGCTTGAATTGAAGGCGGTTATCATGCCGAAGACGCTGCACGAAACCGAGGAGTACACTAAAACCATAAAACAAATAGCGGACTTGTATAAATCCATGTCACGGGATAGAGTAGTGAACGCCGCGTCTGAGGTTTTCAGTGCGGTGCAGGACGTAATAAGAAATATGAACCCGGAAACGGGTGAGGTAATTGACGATGAATCCCAAGAGTAACAAGAAAGGAATTACAGCGATATGAAAACCATCAGTATTATCAACCTAAAAGGCGGCGTTGCGAAAACCATATCCGCCGCGAACATAGCGCATATCCTTGCCGTGAAGCACGGCAAGCGCGTATTGCTCATTGACAACGACAAGCAGGGTAATATTTCAAAAATGTTCGGGGTTCACAGTTACGAACGACCGAGCATAACCGATATTTTAACGAATAATAACGATTGTGTTATAACCGAATCGCTCTACGATAACCTTGATATAATCCCTGCAAACATGACACTTCTAAAAGCAAACCTTGATGTTTTGCTTGACGTAAGCAGACCACAACAAACACGGTTACGAACAGCATTAAAACAAGTAGAAGACGATTACGACTACTGTATTATCGACAACGCCCCCGATATAAACATAAGCACAATTAACGCCCTCGTAGCGTCTGATGACGTGCTGATTCCGATTAAGATTGACAAGTTCGCATTTGACGGACTGGCTGAGTTAAAAGAGCAGATTGACAATACGCGGGCGGAACTAAACCCCGGACTTGCCCTGCGCGGGTGCTTCGTGACGTGTTACCAAAACAATGAGGTAAATAGGCAAGGTTCGGAGTGGTTGCACAGTCAAAGCGATTACCCTGTATTTAAAACACGTATCCGACGCACGGAAAAGGTGGACGAGAGCACATTCGCAAGTAAACCGATTAATGAGTATTCCCCGCGCTCCGGCGCAGCGCGGGATTATATTAAACTTGTTGAGGAGTATTTGAATGTGTCCAAATTGGACACAGGGGAGGAAACACAATGAACGACAGATATTTATTTCGCGGGAAGCGAATTGATAACCGTGAGATGGTTATTGGAGATTTATCAATTCATAATGATGAAAATAAGCACATGATATATCCTCACAACGACCCCTATATGGACGGCGTTGATGTTATTCCCGAATCTATCGGACAATGCACAGGATTTAAAGATAAGAACGGCAAGCTAATATTTGAGGGGGATATTTTACAAGACTGCGACGATGGTTGTTATGAAATTTTATGGAACGACAAAAAATTATGGTGGAGCGTATGTTATTCAAAAAATCAAAATATTATACCCGCGCTTAGTGATGTTATTTGTAGCGGAATATTTTACGAAGAAATAATCGGAAATATACATGATAATCCCGAATTGTTAAAGGAGGTATAAACAATGTCAAATAAATTCAATATTAGTCAGCTTTTAAGCAATACATCTTTACAAGCAGACAACGAACAGGCACCGGGAGCAGAACCACCACGCCGCACAGCCTTAAAAGTAATACCGCTTAACATCAAGGATTTACAACCGTCGGGTGATAATTTTTATACCGTTGACGATGTTGCAGAGCTTAAAAACTCCATTGAAATGTTTGGTGTCGTGCAAAACCTTACAGTCAAGCCGCTTGAAAGCGGGAAATATGAAATCATTTCGGGGCATCGCCGTCATAAAGCTTGCGTTCAGCTTGTCGCGGAGGGAAAAAGCGAATACGAATATGTTCCCTGCGGGATTCAATCAGAACGGGACGAAATAAAAGAACGGATTTTACTCATTATGACGAACAGCACCACCCGTGAACTGTCGGAATGGGAAAAGATGAAGCAGGCGGAGGAATTAGGAAAGACGCTTAAAATCCTCAAAAAGCGGGACAATCTGCCGGGGCGGGTTCGGGATATGGTAGCGGAAGCTCTTAACACGTCGGCATCGCAGGTAGGGCGCATGAATGCGATAAATAACAACCTTATACCCGAGCTTGCCGACGAGTTTAAAAGCGGCGGACTTAGTACATCGGCAGCGTATGAGTTATCGGGATTGTCTGAGGAAAAACAGAAAGAAACCTTAGCAGAATATAAGGAAAAAGGCGAATTATCAATCAATGAAGCAAAGGCGATTAAAGGAAAACCCGCGCCAACGGTGCCGGCTGTCGAACCAAAGCCGCAAGCCGTATACCCCGAATCACCACCCGAGGACGAGGACGAAGAGGACGCGCCGGAAGCTACGGACTTCGCGGACATGAGTGAAGCCTACAGAACTAACACCGCAATTCAATTTCTAAATCAAAAGAGGTTTAGCCTTTTCGCGCCGGGCGATGATACGCGGGTGTTTGATTTCATCATCGAAATACTTAAACTATACAGAATGGAATGTACAGATTAGCCAAAGAGGTAAAAATATGAACCGGGACAGAGTAAAAAATATACTAAGATACTGCCGCGACATCGACAGCGAAATTAAGTACTACAAAAAGCAAATACAAGATTACGAGGACATATACTACAACACGAGCGGTTGCATAGTTTATGACAACGCGCCGAAAGTTGAACGCAAGATAACAAGCCCCGTAGAATCCGCCGCTTTAAATATCCCCGACCATGTGAGCGCGAAGATTCATAGGTTGAACGAAAAAATCACGGAACTTGAAGTACTCAAATCCGAAATCATGCAGGAACTCAGCAAGCTACGGTATATTCAAAAATCCATACTGCACGATAAATACATAAACGGTTTTCAATGGGTACGGATTTCTGCACAAAAGCATTACAGCGTAACACAATGTAAAAATATCCGCAATCAGGGGCTCGACAAATTAGCGGAATATTTCGCTAAAAATGCGCTGATTGAAAGTTTCAATTACCCGAAATGAAAAAGTGTCCGCGAGTGTCCGTTTTATATGGTAAAATTGTATCGTAGAGTTATGGGATAATATTTATATTTTATCAAAAAGAACACCAATTCGCAGTTGGTGTTCTTTTCGAGTTATATTTCCCCTACGTTCTCGGTAGGGCGAATAGCAAAACAAACGAATAGGGGGCGCGTAGTTATGGCAAGAAAGAGAACTCCGCTTCGCGATAAAGCAAAAGCGATATGGCTTGAACACGGTGGGAAGATTACATATAAAAAGCTCGCTGAGTTGTTAGACAGCAAAGTCAAGGATTACACGCTGCGTAAATGGAAAAGCGAAGATAAATGGCAAGAGGAGCTTGACAAGAAAAAGCGCGGCGGGCAGCGCGGCAATAACAACGCCGCCGGGCACGGCGCACCAAAAGGAAACGACAATGCCGAAACACACGGAGCGTATTCTCGGGTGCATCTTGAAAACCTTTCGCCGGAGGAGCGGGAGTTCATCGAAAAGCTGACCCTCGACGCGGAAGAGAATATGCTTCGAGAGTTACAGCTGCTTTTTGCAAAGGAGCGAAGCCTGACGGGTAAAATATTAAAATACGAAAATGAGAACCCTGCTGAGTTATTCGTTGATAAAGTCGTGGAAATGTTAGTGCCGAAAAGTAAAGACGAAGCAAGTAAGCAAACGGCTACCGTCGAGGATTTGAAGACGGCAATGCGGACGGTTATTAAAGCAAGCCCGTTTGACCGCATGATGAAGCTTGAATCGGAACTAAACAAGACACACGGACGTATTCTAAAACTCATTGATACGATTCGCGCTCACGAAATAGATAAACAACGCCTTGACCTTGACGAACGTAAGTACGTGTTAAGTAAGCAGCGATTAGCGGGCGAATATGATATTGACCCCGACACGAACGAGATTATAGATAACGAAAGCGTGGAAAATACAGAAAAATTGTGTAGCCATGCGTGACGCCGCGTAGGTACTTCCGCCGCGAATAAAACTCTTGCGGGTTCGGCGACCCCGATAGGTGTTCAGATACGAGAATATTTTTATCGCTTCCGTGACTTTTATGGGGCATAATTCAAGGGAGAGTTTTAAAAGCGGCAAGAAACGGGGGTGTACCGCTTGAAATTATACGATGTTAAAGCTGTTGCGCGGATTCTCGACTTGACCGAGCGGCGCGTCCGGCAACTCAAAGAGCAAAATATAATTCAAGAATACAAGGGTATGCCGGGACTTTACGAGCTTATAACCACTGTACA